GACCTGAACTTGCTCCTGGAGGTGAACCTTCACCACCTTGGTTTAAACCTAAACTTCTATCTCCTGGAGGTAATCCAAAAACAGCAGCTGTACACTGTCCAATAATTTTTTGGTTAGCAGTCAATACTAAGTTATTTGTTAAAGTGCCGTCACTACCTAAGTTAGGTGCAAAACTGTTTGTTGGAGCAAAAGGTGCAAAGTTAATAGTCGCTGCTGGGTTTGTTGTTGGTAAACTTTGACCAGTGTTTGGTCCGCCACCACCTGAGTTTGGACCTCTATTTCCACCCGGTCCTGCATTTCCTCCTGGTGCTTCTATAAAATTTGTAAACGTTGTAGCATTACCGGCTTGACCTGGATTTGGCCCAGTGTTACCGCCAGCTCCATTTTGTCCTAATGAATATGGTTGTACAGAGTAAGCTCCGGCTAAAGTTGTAGTGAAATAACAAACTTGACCAGCAGATCCTCTTCCGCCACCTACAGTTGGAGCACCATTTTGGCCTTGGTTTCCACCGCCACCGCCTGCTCCGCCTTGACAAAAAATATGTAGAGTTGCTGCTGATGGAATTGCATCACCGTGATTTTGTAAAATTCCTGTATCACCAGTACCCTCAATAAAAAAGAATTCTGTTAAAGCTGCTACTTGACCTGAAGATGCAGATGTTAATCTACCTTGTTGGTCAACTGTGATACTAGCTAAAGTATAAGAACCTGGAGTTACAGCTGTGTCTGAAAGTTTTGCAGGAGTAATTGCTGCGTCTGCAACTTTAGCAGTAACAACTTGGTTTGCTGAAATCTTAGCAGATAAAACCGCATTGTCTGCAATTTTAGTTGTCGTTACAGCGTTAGCTGAAATTTTAGCAGCAGTTATTGCGTTAGCTTCTATTTGTGCACTAGCAATAGTGCCTCCCATAGTATTTAATGAAATTTCATTTAAATTTGTTCCGTCAGCATATGCACCAAAAATTTTTGATGAGTCACAAGTAAAACCAGTCCCTGAAGATGTTTTAATTGTTAAGTTTGTAGCTGCTGATACCGCTGAACAATCGAATATGTAATATTTTTCTATGCCATCAGGAATACTTACAGTTGTTGCGCCTGATAAAGTAATTGTAGCAAATTTAATTACCATGTTACGAGCATTTGATAATGCTGCGTTTGACATAACCAGATTGACGTTACCACCATCTGATAAAGTTACTTGTTCAAAACCCGCTACTGCTTGTTGTACTAAATTTAAGTTTGTATTAGTTTTATCACCCCATTGACCAGCGTTTTCACCTGTTACCATCAATTCTAGTTTCAGGTCTGTAGAAAAACTTGATGTCATATTTTTTTCTCCTTAAAATCTTATTATAATAAATTTATGCTGCAAGATCAACCTCAGTCCAAGTGTTATTTACACCTAAATCAATTTCTTGCCATGAGAATATATTAGGGGTATTGGTAGCCGCTGTCAATGCTATGCCAGTTAAAGTAACTTTTCCATCTCCAGTAATAGATGGGATAGATCCCACATTTATTGTTGCTTGAATGCCAGAAACACCCACTATTTGTGTAGGTATTGGACCTTCATTTCCAATAGAAATTGTTGCCTCTACACCAGTTGGTGATTCAACAGTATTTTGTTGTAGACTTGCAGGAGTGAATCCTAAAGTCATTTCTACCATAGTAACATCGACTGGTGTTTTTAATCCACCTACAGCTTGACCTACAGCTAGTGTTCCTTGTACTCCAGTTAATATACCAGTAAATCCATCACCGTTAATTTCGTCAATTCCAGAGGTAGCTGTGACCATTGCATTTTCAGTTGCGTTAACAAAAATGTTTCCGTCAATTTGAATTGCAACACCAGCACCATTTAATGATAGTTGTAAAGAACCTAAAGGATTATCTGGTACAACAAAAGTGAAATCTGTTCTCGGTGTTTCATTACCAATAGAAGCAGTAAGATTTTGTCCTTGAGCAAATGCTGAAAATTCAGAACCCCAAGATCCATTACCCCAACCGTTTGCACCCCAACCTGCATTAATTTCAGCTGTTATTGATACACTACCTAATGATGATGTCATAGGTAATTGACCTAAAAGAACGGTTCCAAAAATACCCCATGAGCTTGATCCCCAAGTATCTCTACCCCAACCATCAGCAGCTTGCGCATACGCAAGTGTTCCTAATGCTGTGGTCATTCCAAGATTAGTTGGACTTATTACAACTACATTTGTAATTAATTCACCCCAGTAGTTTTCACCCCAGGAGTCTCCACCCCAACCTTGATTTACGACACCTTCAGCTGCTACGGTTCCTATTGACGTAGATAAGCCAAAGCTATTTGCTAATACACTGCCAGCAATACCCCAAGAACCTCTTCCCCACGTTCTTGAACCCCATCCTTCTTCAGATGCAGCATAATCAAGTGTTCCGATAGATGAAGTTAAACTAATTCCAGATACGATCGCTACTTCTGGCTGTAGATTGCCCCAAAGGTTTTCACCCCAAGTGTCTCCACCCCAACCTTGTTCGATTGTTCCTTCAGCAGTAAATGATGAACTTAATAATGTGCTTATTCCTGGAGCTTCACTGAAACTTCCTGATCCCCAAGAGCTGGTTCCCCAACCTGTGAAAGATCCCGGTGTACTTACAACAACAGTAATATCAGCCACCGGGGTCCTCCTTTAAATTAAGATATTCTTAGTATAGATGCCGAAGTTGTAAATGCTGGGAATTGAATTGTAAATGTTCCAGCAGTCGCTGTTTTATCTCCGCCAAAATCTAATACACATACAGCTTTGTTAGTAGCTGAAGTGTTATAAATCAATGCTCCTCTTGCAGTTAAAGTTACGTTAGTAAAAGATAGATCAGAAAAATCTGTAATCGCTACAGATGATGAAACTGAAGTACCAGTGTTTACTAAAAGTTTTCCGCCAGAAGTATATCCTGCTGGAGAAGTAACTTGACCACTAGTCGTGAATGAAGTTGTTGATTTTCCTAAAGTAGCCGTTGAAATATACATTGCTAAATTGAATTTATTTCCACCGGGGTTACTAAAATTGTGCACTGCTTCAAGAAGCTCTTTCTTGAAAGAGTTGCATATTGCGTTAGTTGTTATTGCCATTTGGCCTCCTTATTAATATGTTGTGTTTGGAGTAGGTGAAGGTACTTTTATTCTTGGTACTCCATCACTATACTCGCCACGTCTTCTTCTGCCCATTTGTTGTAGAGCAAAATTTTGTATCTCTTCATCATACTTTGTTTTATAGAGATTGTACAGATTGTCTGGTCCTTTTAAAAACCTAAAACACTCTGCTAACACTCCATGTAAAAGCATGGATTCTTGGTATTTAGCCAAAAATGTTTGATTTGTACTAGTAAAATTAGGTGGATCTTTAATGTAATTTAACTGCACAGTAAAATTTGAGCTTGGTATTGGTGCTACCACTATATTGAATGCATTATAATTAGCAAAAAATTTAGGTTCACCTTGCGCTGCTTGGTTATTAAATTCTGAAATAAAACTTACATCTTTTTCTTCTAGAAAAGTTCTAGTAGTTGTTGAGCCACTAGTAATAATAGATTGGACTGATCTCACTACCATACAATCTGCTGGGAGACTGACTGCTCTGTTTCCAGAGTTATAAGTTGAAGTCGCATATTTTCTTAACTCATCATAATCTACTTTACCCGCAACATCTAATTCTACATTTCTAATAAATTCACTTACTTGGTTATCTGTAAGAACATTACTACCTACTTCAGTGTAATTTCTGACTTGAGTTACAAAATTTGAAAAAGTTATAGACATTATGTAATACTAACCTCCACATTACCCTGGGATACAATTAAATTTCTTCTTCTATTTTGCAATGAACCATTTTCAGGTATCATTGTATTTCCAGGTGTTGTAATTCCATTTCCTGTAAAATTAACAGTCGGTACTCTAAAAGCAAACTGGCCAGGTAAACTTAAATTTGCCACTCCTACAGTAATACCGCCTGAATCGGCAAACACACCACTTCTATCTTTAGGTTGTTGAAATCTTTGTGGTCTAGGATTTCTAAGAGCAATAGCATCAGCTCTATGATAAGGTGGGTCTAGTTGTGGTTGTTTAGGTTCATACTCAGAGATATGTACTAATGCACCAGTCCATTCTTTAACCATTTCCAAATAAGGAAATGCTTGACCAGATCTATCAGAAATAGATAATGAATATTTACCTCTTGCATATTTTGCCATTATACACCATCTCCAAAGTAAGACTGAGGAGCAATATATGAAGATGTTCTTTGACCATCCTCGTTTACAGCTCTAAATATCTCGTCTTCATAAATTAATTTTAATTGTTGAGTTAACTGTGGTACTTTTTTCATTGATAAATAATATGCAAGTCCCGAACACATACACGAAAAAAATCTATAGACTACATCAGTATTATTTGTAAAAGCACCAGCGTCTTCAATTTTACCAACGTAGTAATATTTTAAATAAGTATAAGTCGTAGCATCAGGGGCTTGATACAAACTAACTGTGGGGTTTTCTAGTCTTCTCACAAAATATTGTGATGGCTGACCAGTCGAACCTTTATTAGGTAAAGCAGCATAAGCTGATCTATCAATTTTTGTTAAGGATACATCATTTATATCAGTTCCTGTACCAGTTCCTGTAGAAACATAAGCCTCTAACACATCTGCGCAATCAGAAGGTGTTGCGTAAGTAATTGTTCCGGCTGTTAAAAGTTGTTCTTTTAATTTTACTTTCCATAGGTGAATACCACGGTTACCCCATTCAGAAAAAAGAATATTTAAACTTCTTCTTGCTGTTTTTAAATCATAACCGCTAGAGGTTGTTAATCCGCATCTTTCATATGCTTCTTGTATTACCTCTTCGACTGATAAATCGAAATCTGTAGTTCCTGATGTTGCCATGGCTCATTATATTAAATCTTTAATATAGTCTCCACCTTTAAGAACATAATTTTGTCCTGGTTTTAAGGATTCATCTTGAAGTCCCATTCCAGACGTTCTAGCTGCACCAAAACCTCGAGTCGATGGTTTGTTTACCATTGCACCCATATTGGCTTTTAACATTTTACCTTTACGAGCTTTTCTCTCTTTTTTGATTTCTTTTACAAGTCTTTTCTTTTCAGCTTTAAGATTTTTTTTACCTTTTTTAGTGTAAGCTTTTTCTGCATCAACTCTACCTAACTCTTCAGTATCATCAATCATTTTACCTACTCTAGCTTTTTTCATCATCTTGAAGTCTCTGCCAGTGATTTTTCCATCACCGTCTTTATCAAGTTTCTTTTGTTTACCTTTTAACATAGTTCCTCCTGAATTATAAATTGGTACTTTTTTTCTATTATACCTTGATCCGAGGCCTGGTTCAAGTTGACGGGGTATCTGAGCTCTAGAGATTGGCATTAAATTAAATCTTTCGCACTGCCAATAATTGGCTTGTATTTAGTTTTTCCTTCAGATTTAAAGGCCCACATAAATTGTTTTCTTGGTTGATCAGGAATATAGCTGCAATGGATCCACCCAGAATTTGGTTCACCAGGTTTGTAAAATTCNACNATAAGCTGATCATAAGGAAGTTCTCTATGAATCCAATCAGCAAGCTCAGCGTTATCAACTCCTGGACATTCGAAGTCCGCTGCCTCAGCTTTCGAGTGCTGCGAATTTAAACTGCTGCCAATAGCAACACACAATTCAGGTGAACGGAAGCCACTAGTCACTTTAACTCTGCCAAAATGGTCTCTTACCGGTTGAAGGATGTTTTCACATAATGCTTTTAATTTTTCTACTTGGTCAGCATTAGGATTATTATCGATATCACGCCTTATAGCCGTGTCGCTTTTAGTTAATTCTAATAAAGAAAAATTACGTGTCAGATTCATATCTAATTAATATATTGAGATTATATCTTAAATTTTTTTCATCTCCTATACCCTTATGGAGTAGGTTTGAGTTAAATAAAATAGCTTCAGACTCATTACTTTTATATTTTNGATTTAATATTTCAGTATATCCATCATTACTATTAAAATTATATAATATACTAACACAATTAGGGGTTTCACTGTCAACATGCTCGGTCCCTCTGGATTTAGTGTGATAAAAATTGTAATTAACTCTTTTAACACTCCATTTTGTTATATTTTCTCTGTCACATACTATATGTGCTATAAAATTTGCACACATATTTAATAAATCAAAATTTTTTTGGGGAATAATGTCATTTAGTTTTTCATCAAAGGTTAATAAACTTAAACCTTGATCTTTACCTTCTTCTAATCTTACA